CTGTATCAATACCAACATAACAATCACCATCTTTATAGTGGCGTGTAATACCTCTATCAGTTTCAATAGCTTCTAGCTCCTCGGCTGTAACAAACTGGCCTGTGCCAATTAACCATTTACCAAAGTAAGGTCGCTGTATCTCATCAGCTTCAAGCCCATGCTTCTCTATCTCCTGTCTAATAGATTGCTCGTAGATCAAATGCTTGGCATCGCCTGTCTGCTCAAATACCTGTCTACGCTGTGCTACTATCTCCTCGAAGTAGAGCTTGATGGCTTTCTCGCTGTTACCTATCTTTCTGAAGTAACAAATTCTAGTACCGGCTGTACCGATATATATTCTGGGAGCGTTAGTTGATGCACCCATTGGCCATATCTGCTCTTTAATAATCCTATCTTCAAGGTCTTGCGACTCCTCAAAAATGATTAAATCAAGGGTTTTAGATTCCGGCTTAGATGTTTTAGTTACAGGGAATATATAACATGACGAACCGTTGGGTAGCACAAGGGTCTTGGAGTTAGATTGCTCTTGATATTCTTTCTCTTCATCACTTTGCACAATAACAAGCTCCCTAGACCTATTTAGAGCCTCTTTGAGCCTATCAAAGTCTGTTTTAGCCTGTTCATGCTGTGGTGCGAATATACCGATGTTTATACGCTTGTTAAACACCTTAGTGAAGTAAATCATTATAAACTCTACCGTTAATACAACATCGGTAGTCTTACCGGCCTGACGAGAGATTTCTACTGGTTGTTCGACTAACTTTAGCTTTTTAATGTCTTGTTCAGTGGCACTAGCAGTCAGTCTTAGGTTTTGGATGAGGGCTTCAAGTATAGCATCAGATATTTTCTCCTGATAAGGATAGAAAGTTACGTTATGAAACGTCTTCAGATGTTGCTTCCGAAGTATCTTCAGCTTGTCCAGCATCGCTCTCTCCCAATCCCATCTTATTTAATATTGCACCAACAGGGTCTTCGGGTGATAAGACTAGCTTAGAACCATAGCCATTCTGGGCTAACCAATCCGCCCAATGTTTATCGCCTTGTGTGGCTTTAATGATCGCAGTTTGAATGATTGCTTTAACTGGATGACCCTTGAAATGTAACTTATTACCTTGAGCATCTATCATCTCGGCAGTAAATTCTTCATCGTTAAGAATATTTTGTATATGAGTCGATAAGTGGACTGTACCCTTTGGTTTACCTTTAGGATTGCGTACTTCTCCAGGTTTTACAGGTATAAGATTACCGTTTACCCCTATGCCAGTCTTACCCATTATATTAACCCCATCTTTCTCATTCTAAGTCTTTTCTCCTTACGAGTTTCTCTGTAATTTGGTAGCATTTCAGGTACATTGAAGTTAAGCATCTGTTTCATTACAGATTTGTTTACTTGTTTTAGCTGTTTCTTTCGTTTTGTCATAAGCTTGCGATCAATTCTTTCATCTCTTTTACAGACTTGCGAACATCGTATTCTTGTTTTATATTAGCATAATCGGTATCAATAGCCAACTGTCGTTCTTTAGGGTCTGCAAACTTCCTCATATCATCTGCTGTGCGAGCTACTGGTAACCCTGCAAGTTTAGCTTTTATAGTCTTGTTTTCACTCTTAAATACATCTTGTGGTCTGAAGCCTTGTGGTAGTAATGCGTAGTCTGCTTTTTGCATATTCTCATAAAAAGTATCTTCGTTATACTTAACAAACTCATAGAAGTCGTGTCTGTCTCTTGTGCTGTATTGGTAGAGTATAGGGTCATCATCAGCTATTATGATTAGATTCAATCCAAGCTCATCAATAACGTGCATCGCCGGCTTTAATAATTCAGCGTTATGTCTATAACCAAACCATACAACTGTCTTGGCCTCCTTATCGTGCGGCTTTGGCTCCGGCACTAGCTCAATATCAAACCTATCTTTTATAACAACTACCGGTTTATTGGTCATCTGTTGTATGAATCTTTGCATCACTTCTGTTGGACAAGTAACGGCATCGACGGCATCAACAGTTTCTTTCACAAATACTCTACCTTGCATCCAGTCAGGATCGCATATATCAAGTATCTTTTTACCCTCAAAGTGTGCAGGGAACTTATAATCTAACCCACAATAAACCTTTTGGAATATCATACAATCAGCATTCTCTCCATAGCGATAAATAGAAGCTTCGGGCCAATACTTTAATAGCTGATGTACGCGTATATTAGTCGAGCCTATGCCTTTTTTGTTGTGGAATTGCTCAAATGTTAAGAATTTTACCATCGTTTTTCTCCGTTCCATATAGGCTTACGACCCTCTGATACTTCCTTAATAATGTGATATAGGTCTTTTTGGTAAACTTCGGGGCTAAATATCTTCTTAGCTGTTTCTTTCCCTCTTTGGCCCATCTCGATTGCATCTTTGTAACAATCATTTATGAGTGTGTGGATAGCATGAGCGTAAGAGTCCGGGTTATCTGGCAGTATAAGCCCATTAACACCATTTTCTATAAAGCCATCACCGCCATGATGACGAGACGTTAGAACACAAGAGCCAGATAGCATGGCTTCGGTTCTGCTGCGTGGCATAGGGGAGTCTAGGAATGGGAAGATTGATATTAAAGATGTACCGATTAACTGTCGGTACTCTGTCCAGTTATCACCAGACAAGTCTACATTCACGTTAGGATGTAGTATTTCAATACCGCTTTTCTCGTATACCGCAGCTTTAATAGCAGATATAAGAGGTCGGTTATAGTACTTTGACAATCCACCGGGGCTTACTAACACAGATACTCTAGGTTCTTTTGGCATATCCCACCACTCATCAGGGTCTAACCCATGAATAAGCGGATAACCCCAGCCCCACCTATCGACTGACTCGTATGAGTTTACGACCATAAAGTTATCGCCAATCTTTTCTTTCATGCCTATAAGTTTCTTAGGGCCACGCTCGGTTTGAATCTCACCTCCGTTAATAACCATGTCTTCAGTATAAAACTCATCCCACATAGGCGTACCATGATTGATTACAATCTTAGGGATATCTTGAATGATGTCGTTCAGGTCGGTGTACAACCAACCCTTACCAATGTTCGGGTCAGTGTGCTGTTGGTCAACGTGTAAGATAGCCACATCGTACTTACCTGGCTCGTAGTGAGTAGCCCATTTAAGTTTAGGGTGCATAGGTCTAGATGATGCATCAGACCATCGCCTTACGTTGTTTTCTAGGTAAGTAAACTCTACATCGTAGTTATCCATCAACTTCAGCATCTCGTATTGGTTGCCAATGTGGTTCAATACCCCAAATACTTTAATCATAATGTTTGCCTTGCATATGTAGGTGTCTTCTTGTGACAGTCGTGGCATAAAGTTCTTGCGTTACTTGGGTCTAATCGTAGCTCTGGGTAAAACGCAAATGGTTTTATATGATCTACTTCTAACCTTTTTAAAGAGCCACAAAACACGCAACACTTATCTCTCTCTAGTATCTGCATTCTAAACTTACGATGTACAGCCTTACTTCTTTCTACTTTTGACAAAGGTGTGATGCCACCTTTCCAGTTGGGGTGGTTCTTCGGGTCAGCAAATCTATCTCTTTGAATCTTACTTTGCTTTTCTTTTTCTGATAGTTTACTCCAGCGCAACTTAGCAGAGTTTTTTATACGCTCAATAGTTTCTGGCGAATGTTTCCTTGTAAAGCTCCAGCATTTTTTGCATAGGCCGGTACTCGTTCTAATAGGGGTGTCCCATATTAGTCTCTGGCAGCCAAGACACTGCCTATTTTTTTTATTAGCCATAACCATATTATACATCTAAAGACCGCACTTCCATAATTTATTCTTCATTTTGATAATCTCGTTTCGCTTACGATTCCTATTAGATGATTTGCCTGTAGGGGTACACTCGGCTCCCTCAACGTATTCTATTTGGAATCCTTGTCTTCTTATTCTACTTCTGACCTCTTGAGATTGACCACCATATAGATTTATTCTCTCATTAAACAAACCAGCTTCGATTACCTCTTTACGATATACACAACTAAAGTTTTCAACAAACTCTTTCTTGGTAAGTTTTTTACCGTACATCCAGGTCTTAGGTTTGATGTTCTTAACAAACTCTTCTACTGCGTTTTCGTGCATTACCATGCGTTGATCGCAGTAAACTATTATCTCGCCTGTAGCCTGAATAGTACCCTCGTTTCTAGCCCTAGCAAGGCCATACGTCCCATCTGCGGTGTTTAAATACCGAACAGGTACATTGACATATCTAGCGAACTCATCAACTAGAGGCTTGTTAGATTCTTGATTATCGTCTACCACTACAATTTCAATGTTCTTATAAGTTTGATTAGCGATAGCACTAAGGCATTTCGAGATAATCTCAGGTCTATCATATATCGGAACAACTACAGATACAGGGGCTTGGTCGGGATACATTACTTGTCTATAAAGTTTCTGGTATTCATAAGCTCTACGTTCAAAGTTTCTACTCTTAACTGAGTTCCAAGCTTTGTCTCGCATTTCAGATAGTAGTTTCTTATCAAACAACATCTCTTTAAGTTTCTCGGTTATACCTACTACATCTTCAGAGCTTCCCTCTTGAAGCATCATGTTCTCACCATTATAAATATCTGGCACATGACCAACCTTACGAGTAAGCACCGGCACACCGCAAAACATTGACTCTAGTATTGGCATAGTACCTGACTCAAAGTTATCTACTGAATTACAGACATGAATAGTTGATCTGTAGTAGAGTTGCCTAAGTTCTTCATCCGATACTTGTTCGTGAAACTCTATATTGTTGCCAGTTTGCATAATGTCAAACATGTAGTTTCTATCTGATACCGCCCCTACTAAAATAAACTTCATACCCAAATCTGAAGCAGCGATAGCAACGGGCAAGATCCCCTTTTTACTCTCAATACGATTAGCCACCATAATTACAGAGTTGTTAGGCTCCCATTCTTGGTTGTACTCCCAAAAGTCTGAGTCTACAGTGATTGGGATGTATTCGACCTGCGTGTTAGTTATCTTCTTGAGGTTGTCGCTTATCTCCTGATTATTACCTACGTTTATATCGTAAGTGTTCCAGTCTGACTCTGTTATTGAGTAGGGGTTGTTGTGGGTTAAGATGTGCTTCTTATCTTTTAGCCAATCGTACTTACTTCTTAGAAGCTCAGCTGTCCTAAAGTATTGCCAGTCGATAATGTCGGCATCCATTGCTTCCACTTCAAACCTAGCCAACTGTTCAGGGTCCGGTCGCTTTGGATGAACGTCACATACGATATAATTTAGGTTATCGTGATACGGTGCCACGCCTTTAGCTAACCTGTCGAGGGCTGTGCCTACTTTATCTACTACACTAACTACTTTTAACATAATCGTTCTCCTCTAATGCACCGAAGCCTGAATAGCCAAAGTGATGTTTTCTTAATGTTGCTAATACTCCTTGAATATATATTGGGTGGTCTTCTATACCAATGTGCCTCTGGGGTTTGTTAAACCTACCAGTAACCATTCTCATCCAACCATCAAAGGCGTGTTCATCTGTACCATCATCTGAGTATAGAAACTTACCAAAGTGTCGTTTGTAAGCTCTATCCATCCTGCCTACATCGTCCATTACTTGATTGGGGTTCTTAATTAGCTTCTCGTAGTTATAAAACGGTATACCGGCTTCAGGAACACTGTCGGGTTTAATCTCTACTCCGTCAAGTGATGGCTGACATAAATCGCCACCTGAGTTAAACTTTATCCTATCACCAAACTTACCCTTATTCACAGCTATTACAAGCCTAGATTTAAGATTATATCTATCTGGTAAGATAAACTGATGCTTATAAAATGACATGGCTGGTGCATCGTTATTGCGTTCGCAAGCTTCTCTTATAGCCCTAAAGTCATCCTCGTGGAATATGAAATCAAGATCAGCGTGTATCACCCAATCAGTGTTTAACTGTTCATAGCCCTTTTGGAAATGCTGCCCGATGAGTGGCCAGTTAAACTCTTTAGGCCAAGTCTCCTCGCCTCGCATAGTAACTACCTCATCAGCTAAATCCATATAGCATTCTAAAGACTCTTGGTAATGCTCACCTCTGCGTTCAGGGAATGATGTAGTAGTAAAAATGCCTAGCTTCATAGTGCTGATATCCTTTCTGACAACTCCCAATCGTAATTGTGATACTGACCTCGCCTTAGTTTTGTTTCTTTGACTCTTTGTATGTCGTTTTGCATATACCCATTAAGCCCGCAGACTTTATCAAATGTCCCACATACTCTAGGATTGTGAAATTCTTTTAATCTATAAAGATATGATTCGGGTCTATCTTCATGCTCGGCTTCTCTGATATGTTTTAATACTGGTTTTATACACTGTTTCCGAATAAATTGAACTCCGCCATGTGTCACATCTTGTTTATGCCAGTCAAAGGTCATACACTGATACCACCAAAGTTTATCCATAGCTACTAAATCCAACACGTTTTTGTTTACGATTACATCAGCGTCTACTCTTAGAAAGTCATCTGTAGCTTCTTCAAATATACCCTCTAGCTTATTCCATAGCGAAGTTTGGTCTATGTACAGAACTGTAGTAAACCCTAGCCTATCTAAAGCCCACCTGCATATTTCAGTGGTTGGCTCGTTAATACTAGTGACATAAGCAATCATTTTTTAAACCACAATACTCTTCCGTCTATACCAACAGAATTAACTTCACTGACTTTATCTTTCCAAAATTCCCAACAGGCAATAGATACACCGTACTCTGATGTATCATTCTCGGCTTTAATGTTCTTTTTATGCTCCCAATCGTCAATCATTAAAAGACCGCCGGGGTTCAATCTAGCCCAAGCCTCATATAAATCTTCGACTACATTGACGTACAGGTGAGAACCATCTACATAAATTAAATCAAACTTGCTATCATTCTCAGCCCAATATTGTGATGATTTACAACAAGTCCATACATGGTTTGTATAACCATTAGCCTCTGACTCTTCTTTACCCCTAGCTAAAGCATTAGGGTCTACCGATAATAAATTCTTTGCACCGGCCTCAAGTAAAGCTAATGTTGAAAACCCCCAAGCCATGCCTATTTCAAGAGCTGTAAAGTTTTTTAAAGTCGAAGCTACCCTGTGTATATCTTTGGCATACTCCATTGATGGCTCATGGCTAGACTGCTCTTTCATCCAGTCTGTTTTTATTGGTATTGACCATTCTACCGCCATGACAATAATTCTCCTCTATACTGCTTAATAATTTGGTTTGTATCGTAAGTATTACCGTTGATCTTGTGATCGTGCCACTCAACAAACATTTTGTGGGGTATAGTATCTGTTCCATCCTCAATCATCTTTGATATGACTGGCATCTCAGCACCCTCTATATCCATTTTTACAATAACATGGCACTCGTTAAACTGTCTTAACCAGTTAGAAAAGTCAAAGCACTCAACGGTTATCTTATCTCCTATGTCCCAGTGATCTTTACCGATTATTAAAGTCGAGCCTAAATTATGTTTATCTGTACAGTTAGCAAAAGTAATCTCCCCATCCTCAGTCCATACTGCCTTCTGAATAAAGTTAGCTCCTGAGTTGTCTCGCTTCCAGGCCTCTTTAAACTGTGGCGATGCATCAAAGGCAAATACTTCCCATCGTATATCTTGAGGGTATGCTAAAAGCTTCCAGTCGTGGAATTCCCTAACCGTATCTCCATCATGGCAACCAGCATCTATAAATATGTGCCTCATTTTCTAAACTCCACTATCCAGCCACTAAAGTTATGGTCTTCATGTTTAGCAGCTCTCATTCTTTCAGCTCGTATTGTATTGTCCCAACCGCTTGATTCAAATCTACGAGGTATCATCTGAACTACAGTAAGACCAACAGCCTCGGCTAGTTTTCTTATACCCCCAGGCATATAACGTAGTGCATCATCTTCTACTGGTTGATGGAGGGGGTATATTGATGGGAATGTCACCCAAGCTGTACAACCTTGCTTTAACAAGGTTTGGATAGTTTTGAAAGCCACCATAGGATCGTAAACATAATCAAACACCTCTAGACAAAACACTAAATCATACTTACCAACGTGACTAATAAGCTCGTCATATTCATCAAAGTTTAAATCTAGCTCTATATCGGGCTTCGAGCTGTCCTTGTGAGGGTTGGGTAGATCAGCAATAATATACTCTTTAACATCCCAACTCTTAACTCTAGGTGGCATCTGTTCTTGTGAACCACCTATGTCCAATACCCTATCGGCTTTAACCTCTAACTGAGATAGCCACTTGTTTAATTCTAGCCGGTAACTACTACTCATAATCTACCCATCACTTCTTTATATTCTCTTATCATTCGCTCTACAGATATATCCTCGCATGCCATAATTTCAGGCGCTCCGCCAGTCTGTAACATACCGTATACATCGACTATCTCACAACCGCTTGCTCTAGCTTCTAATAACGTATTACTACACGCATCATTAAGGTATGTATACAAAAAATACTTATTGCGTTTATAAATAGGTGACATGTCCATCTGCTCACCCATGAATCTAAATCGTTCGTCATTGTAAAAGTCAAATCCATAATCCATATTCTCGCTTGAGAACTTACCGACTATCTCTAAGAAACCTGGGTTATTAACAAACCAGTACCACGCCATTATCCACTGCTTACCTTCGTCTCTTGAGCTTCTGACGTATAGATAAGTCCCCTCTGCCGGAACAGATGTTTCATGCTTTGTGAATCGTTTAGTATCTACACCGTTTAAGATTACTTCTCCGTCTGTCTTTGTGTAAGGCATTAGAAACTTCTTAGCCCATTCTGACTGATAAATAACTAAATCAGCTTTTTCACAAAAAGCTTTCATTCTAGTCATGCCAGTACCTCTGTTACGAGAGTTGCGTACTGCGTTGTCTATTCTAAGTACAATCTTCTTGCCATCGTTTTTAGCTTGCTCTACCTGATCGTGAGATACCATTGTGGGGCTTGTGATTAAAACTGTGTCGGCTTCGCTGTAGGGTACGCACTCCAAACCATTGTAAAGATACCTTGAGGCAGTCCATCCACCGCCCATTCGTTCAGGCTCATAGTTCAGAATGTGTATTTTCATACAAAAAGTCCTCTAGCTGTTGCCATAAATTATATTTCTCAATCTCCCAGGAATGTCCCCAAATTTCTTTTACATCTACGGTCTTAGCGTATTCTCGCCAGTCTATATTATTGTTGGCTCCGCTATTAGGATGGATGTGTACTAACCCCTCGCCTTTGGTAAGACGTTGTGAGTCGTATACCCCTAATGTAGCTTCGGTTAAAATCTCGTTTGTATATCCTCTAGGTGGACAGAATTTATTTATTACGTTATTAGGGAATAATCTTGTAAGCATTAGCTTAGACTCTACCACTTCGCTTACTGCATCTTCTAAATCAAGCTTTGTAAGGTGTCTGTGGGTGATGGTGTGTGAACCTATTTCATGCTTCTCAGCTATCTCTAAAGCTTCTCTGTAAGACAACGGCTCATACCCATGCGCTAAAGCGTGATGTGTCCAGTTGACCGGCCAGTAAAATGTACAATCAATGGCGTATTTCTTTGCAAGTTGAGCAATCCTTATATCGTGCCGGCAGCCATCATCTACTGACATTACAAACTTAGCCATTTTCTTTTATATGCTCCTCGTTAATCTCAACAACTGTATTTAAAAGTTTAGCCATATCATCAGCTCCGATTGAAGATGCGTACTTGGCAAGAGCCGGCACATCTTTATCCCAACACTTGGACTTCCAACCTCTCTCAAAAGATACCGCCCTGACGTGCATAGAGTCGGTTCTAGGGTCACTATTCCATGCTTGGTGTATTCTTATGAAACTTGAGTCTGACTTCTCTGCAACGCTTAGAAGAGCATTCATGAATGTGACTTTCATGGCAGGGTAGCTATTCTCTACCAATTTAACGATTTCAGCTTCTTTAGCTGTAACCTTGTGTATCTTAATATCCGGTGATAGCTTTCTCCATAAGAACTGTGCGGCCTCCTCGGCAACATCGCTTTCACCACCTACAACTAACATCTGGTGCATTCTAGGGTCTTCTTGGTGAGGGTACTTCCAAAAGTGTACTGGGTAATTGCCCTCTCCTATATATTCTACAGATACAGCAATGCGTTTGCCTGTTCTCTCTACAAGTTTGTCCACTGTACCAGGGTGTAATGCACTTTTGATGATAATAAGTGGACATTCAATCCAATCAATTACTTCTTCTACTATAGAAACATCCAGTGAGCCATCCTCTTTATGTGGGGTAAATACAGCTACTACAGCTACATCACAAGCGTTCACCTGTTCTTTTGTAGTATCCTTTCCCTCTGGCTGGTAAGGATCGTATATTAAAGCATCGTCAAAGACCTTATGATACGCTTTACCGACAACACCATACCCAACTATTGCTACTGACTTTGACATAAAACCTCCAATGCAAAAAGCCCTGCAAAACTGCTCGGTAATGCAGGGCTTGTTATATTTGAGTTCCGAGCAGTTGTCATGAACTCATTATAACAATTACGCTTACTCTGTGCAAGATGGTTTTTTTGGGGTAGGAGATGGAGACGTAGTCGGAGATGGCTGTGCAGGTTGCGGTTCAGCCAAAGCCGGCTCCATATTATCACAGTGACCGTCTACAAGCGGTCTGGTGGGGTACTGACATTGAGTATTGTTCTCGTCACCCTCAATCAAAGCGGCTCTTGTACTTACAAATGATGCCAAAACTACTGCTATTACAAGCACTGGTATTACGATCTTAATTGATAACTTCATTTCTTTATCCTGTCTTTAATCATGTTAACAAAACCTGCAAGTATGAACGATGGTATGAATATCACTAGAGCCACTATTAGGATCTGAGTTAATGCAAACATACTATTCCTTACTCTCTTTTGATATATCAGACATCACTCTTTAACTCCTTAATATGCTCGTACCACTTATCTTCAATCTCACCATCCTTATACTTGGGTGGCTCTATGTAAACTATACTTATAGACTGGTTCTGAAACTCACCATTACTAGACACAATGTGAAAGTCCTTTATCCCGAACATATTCAGAAAGTCGTACAACAAGAATGCCGCTCTGCGACTATCCATGCCACCTTTTAGAGAAATATAATCAAAGTCTGCCCAAACCCATGTATATTTACTCATTTCTCTTTCTCCTGATAGGTGGTAATTGGCTCTACGCTGACAAGTGTTGGCTCATCCTCGTAAAGTGGCCCTAGTGCCGCACCCCTATCTTCTTCCCATAGCCACCTGTAGCCGTCCATGTATGTAGCGTCTGGTTCATCTAGTTCATATAAATTTGCGTCATTAACTATAAAGCTGATTGTAACTTTCATTTTATTTGGTTTGTCCATCATCCCTCCATGTTTTAATAGCTTTACTCATCACCATCACTTTCTTTAGTGTCTTTATTAGAAGATAGTTGGGCTGACTCCGAATGGGTATGTTCTCCAGCACCCTTGCAGTTATATTCACACTCGCCAGGGACACCGTTGCTAAGTCTACCGAGGTGTACTTCTCTATCGTTCACTGCCTTATTAAACTTTGCCAAACAATCAACTAGGTATTCTGCAAGAATGTAGTCTGGTGTATCACTCCCGTTTTCTTGGCTAAACCTGTTTATGACTTCTGTTAGTGCCTCTTTGAATGTGTCACCAGTTAAAGTTCTCATACTATTTTCTCCTTAGCTCTTTTAATCTACCCTCTTTATAAAATTGCGTGTTGCCAGGGGTTATTTGCTTTACTTCATCAATCCTAGCCTCTTTCTGTGCCTTATCAATTATCTTGAGGATTTGGTCGGCTTGGTCTTTCCTCAGTTCAACAGCCATATCCCTGCGTTTATTCGCATCATCTTCGTAAACTATGTCTTGTAGTAGGTTACAGGCGTAGGCTGTTAAGGCACACGCTGGGTACTGGTCACACATGGTTACTTCTACCTGTTGTTGTAAAGTCATAACTCACCTCTATAAACGCTTACTAACATGTTAGGTATATCTGATTCATGCGGACACTGAATCCTATGAGAAAATGGGTCTTCGTGTATCACATAACCTTTAGGCAACTTACTTGCTACTTGTACAGTGTCAGGACAAAAGTTCTCTTTCTTATTAAAGAAGTGCATTGTGACCTTGCCTTTATTACTGGTCATGGTCGATTGCTTATACAAGTGCCATTTCTCGCCTTTTTGATTTGTTACTACAAGTTGTTTACTCATACCACCTCCATGTAGAGTGCTGTATCATGGCTTACCCCACTGGTAAGCCATAGCATCTGCAATACTCTGAAATGTAACGCTCCTGGCTGATTGTCGCTCTCTGCTACCGCCCTTTAGACCTTCGACCCAGTTTATCGGTTTACCATTAGTTTTTAGATAATAAAGTGGCTCTGGCTTTTTTGCATTGTCTTTATCCCATGAAAGTTGGGGTAAGTTCTTCAACCAAAGACAAGTTCTCTTTTGAACAGGCTCACCAAAGTAGTAAGGGTGGATTATCTGGTCGTATTTTGGTATACCAAACACCTTAAACTGCACTGGATTTTCTACGCAAATCTTTGGTATGTTGGCATTAAGCAGTTTGGTAAAAAAATCTGCAGCTTCTACACCTTTTAGGTAGCGTTCTTGATTTAAAGTGCCACCTTTGTACAAATGTTTTGCTGCAACAACACTCAAGTAAGTACATGGTGGGTGAGCTATCATCATATCCCAACCATCATCTAGGTGTTTTAGAACATCATCTTGTATGTGATATGGTGAGTTATCTTTTGATGGTAAAACATCACAACTCCAGGCGTCATGCCCTAGCTTTCTAAAAGACTCCCTAACACGCCCAGAACATTCACAAGCTATCAGTATCTTCATTCCATCTCCATATCTTTTTACTAGCCCATTTGCCTAACTCCCAGAGTCCTATAATAAAGGCTGAGAAGATTAGGTAGTTTATTATGTCATTTAGCATTTTTAACTTTCTTTTTAAATATCATCTTGATCGTACTGTGGGGTGTTTCCTCGTAGTATAATTTAGGCCACTTCACGACTTGTCTCTCCTTACAGCACTGATCTCTAACAACTCTACGGTGCCATCTTCGTTTTTGATGTAACCTGCTTCAAACATAAAATGGTCAATATTTCTCAAAACACTCTGGGCAAGTACATTACTATCATCTATATCAAGCTTACCGATAATGCCCCCGACTGATTGGTCAAAGTTTATTGTTACTGGTATTGTTTTCTTCATAACAAAGTCCTATCTAAAGCCTGTTTAGCAAGCTCTACGAGGTCTTTTTTGTCGGTGGGTAGGTTATTTGATGTTGCTACCTCCTCCAACTCACAGATAAGTCCATCCGCTATGCTCTCGATTAAACCTATTAGTTCTTTCTCCATATTAGATAAAATCATATATCTAACGCCTCCTGCTCGTCTGCGAACTCTCGCTCGTCAATTCTCGATTGTTCTACAAAGTCCTCGTATGCCTCGAAGCATACATCGCAGTCTTTGATGTGTTCTTTATCGAACCTGGTGTGTCTTACTTGTTGCATTGTATCCTTTCTTAATTGATTACTACTCTAGTATATGCCTACATGAGCAAGTTTGCAAGTATATTTTACACAAAGTTTTACACATCTTGACTGCTACCACCATTTATGAGATAGCCAGAATGCCTGAGCTTTGACCCATGTACCATATCTTGATCGCATATAGTTAGTGAACCAGGCATCTTGACAAGCGTAGTCACTGAGACTACAACCCATCTTAGAACAAGGGAGAGCCTGGCCTAGCCCACATGCTCCGCTAGACTTGTTGATTGCTCCGGGGTTATTGCCTGACTCTTTAGCATATATAAATGCTTTAGCCTCTGCTTCGCTACCACTGACTGCACCAGAAGCCACAGGTGCGGTCTTTGGGGTCGCAACTGGTACTTTTACTGCTAATTGTTTCTCTGCGTATACAGGGGCTTCTATGCTTGCTAGGGGCTTATATTCTTTTATAAAGTGGGGGCTGTCTGCGATTATCTTAGGTTGATGTGGGGATACTATCATTACTACTATTGTGGCTGTTAAGCTCAATATAAAGTTCTTCATAGTCAGAGCAGGTCAGTTAGGCAATGGCGCTCATGTGTTCCTTGATTAAAGTTAATGTGTGTTTGTTATTATACCAAACTATTTAGTTTTAAAAGCTCTACTACCAACTATCAGCGTACCTGCAAATGCCACGATACCAACAAATTCGGGTACTCGTACAAAGTAGGTTGCTAACATGTATGACGTGTAGGCGATAGCTCCATATGAAAGACCAATAGCCAACCAGTTGATTGGTCTACCATTCCATACTTCTTTTAGAAGCCATTTTTTGATAGCTTCAGTCTTATTAGACTTAGCTTTCTTTTTTGGATTTGTGACGTTTAGTTGTTCTACTAATTCGTCTGTTGTTGATTTTGTCATTTCATCCTTTCTTGTTGATGTAATTCCATCTTAGCATAAGCAGTTTACTATGTCAAGTGTTTTGATCCTTTGCTACCGTTACAAGTCCAGCAACAAGGCTTCAAGTTATCTGAGTCGTGCCTATGTGCGAAGTTGCGAGCATTAGACTTAGGTATAACGTGATCCAATGTAGTATCTTCCGGCATAAGTGAACGGTTGCAGAGGTAACAAACATACCAATCTCTAGGATTGTCCTTAAACCACTGCTTGCGAATTTTAGGCCACTCCTTACCTCTTTTACCTACTTGTCGCAATTGCAAGCCTTTCTTGATAAGCGTTTAAGGTTCTTTACTGGTTTGTGACAAAGATCACAGATGCGCTCAATCATTTCTTTTTATTAGCTCCGGCTATACGAGCGGCCCTCTGAGCAAGCCCTGGCACGACCGCAAAAGCTCCAGTTGAGTTTTGACCGCCCTTTGATCCCCTAGCCCTCATGTCGGCTTTCCATAAATCGTAAGCCTCTTGGTCTGATATACCGGGGTTAGCCTGTTTATATTTGGCTATCATGGTCTGTCTTAGTTTACCGGTTGTCTTGTATTTTGCTGTCATGCCTTTTTAAATCCGAGGAATTTCCTCATACCTTTCTTACGTTCAGTTGGTGTAGTATCTTTCAAATGATACACAAATGTACCAGTGGCCTTGCCATCAACCCAGACACGCTCTGCGACAATCACATGGCCATCTTTTCTTAGGTCTGACATTCTAGCTGTGTAACCTAGTATACCTGCTTGAGCAAACCTATAGTTAGGTACTCCGCTTTTAAAGTTGCGTTTTAACATTCTGATTATCTCTTTGCATTGACTTGCTTTGTCCATTACAACCCCCTCACTTTCATACCGACTACTATTGTTAATATTATAAATGTGATGATGAACACAATGTAAGTGATTAACAACTCTTTCTTTGGATCTTCGCTCATAGCTTACCCCAATACTTTAGTTCTGCTTGTTTCCTAGATAATATCGCCTCGTCCATATCTGTAAAGAACCCAATACATATGTGCTTTCCTCGGTCTACTATTTCAGCTCTCCAGCGCTTATCTCTTTTGAGCCACACAACGCCAGATACTCCAGATACGCTAGTAGGCAGGACACCTCTATTACGAGACTGCTGTAGTGGGGTTGCCCATCTACAGTTATCTGGGGAGTAGTCACCATCGTTATCAACTCTGTCTAGAGTATAGCCTGTAGGACGCTCCCCCATATCATTTAAGAAGTTACTGAAGCCATCAATACCTAGCCATCTGTCACAAACTCTCACCCCTCTACCAGAGTATCGAGGATACTTGTTGGCGAACTTTGGGTTACACCTCTGCAACATAACATTATACGTTGAGTATAAAGAGTTTTGTTTCCGATTTTCGCCAACCCTTATGATGGGATCTTTAACGCGACCACCATTTTTATTAACTATCCTAGAATAGTGTTTTCTGCAAACACCTCTTGCTAGGTGTGGGTTATCGCATAGTTCGATGCTACAATTAGTCATAGAATATCTCCTGTTTAGTTTAAGCGCTACGGGAGATATTTGTTTTATATCTCTTGTAATCATTATACCACTAATCATAGGTATTTACTGTCTCTTTCTATCTGTCTCTGCCAGTGATTTAATGCTGTGTCATCGTCAGGCTCTGGCAACTGGAGTGACTGTTCAGAGGCATACTTTTTCAACTGGATGATTGCCTCGCTCAACTCCTTACTGTTTAAATCTGCTGAACTTTTAGTAAATGGTTTATCGTTTTTAAAGTATATAAATATGTTCGGCGATATATCTCGCTTGTGCATTATCTTCATTTCGGCTAGAGAATACCCCCACTCTGAGCCACATATCTGTAGTAGTAGGTGGTAGTAGGCGTTGGCTTTAAGACTGCGAGTTGGTCGGACTACTTTAATCTCTACGAGTTTATCTCGCATGATTGAGCCGGCCAAGAACTCACTTGCTTCTCTGGCTTCGTTTTCGTTCGATAGATCGTATTTCATTTAAGTTGCTCAATTAACTCATCTACTTCTTCTAGGAAGTCCATAATGTTATCTTCTAATAATTGAATATACTCGTCATCACGCTCTACTCTTGTAATAAAGATGGCGTTCTTATCGTCTAGTCTAGGATCGTAACTTACAAAGTCGCACCATGCTCGGCCGGTTATCCAAAGTTGACCCTGCACCTGGGCGTAGTGTTTCTTGGGCATTTCGCCAGCTAGTAGGGTTTGAATATGCGTAGCTGTGTTAGGGCATTTAATCTCAACCAAGCCCTTCTCGTCTATCAAACCATCAGGACTAGCACCAGCCTTTAATGTCGAGTGCATGACTAAACCAGTCTGCTCTACAAAATAGCCAGTAATAGCTTCGTAGACCTTTCTGGCTTCGTCTTCGTGGTCTGTTCCCCACTGCATCGCTGCGTTAGTAAAAGACGTTGTAGGAAGTCCGGTAAGGCGTTCGGCGATAATCTCGGCTTTGTAGTTATATCGTGTAGCTGCTTCACCGCTTTTAATCTTCGACATAACGTCATTGAACCTTGAAGCGGTTACAACACCACAGCGAGCCTGTAGCCAAGCCTGTGAGCCTTGTACGCTACTGTCCATTGTGAGCCTTTGCTATACGTTCGATTCTGTCGGCTTCGCTCTCCTGATTAGTATCATCAATAATCTGAGCTTCAAAGAAGTCCTCTTGGGCGTATACGTCAGCAAACAATCCTAATTCAGAGGCACATTTCTTTTTTGCGTCTGTGGCTGCTGCTTTCATATCGTTACCAAAATCTAGCGGTTCTTTATCGGTGTTCTTTCTAAAAGCTACTTCTTTTCTTCCGTACTGTTCTTTAGTAATCCATTGATCGCCTATCTTAACTTTTAGCCTACCCTGCACAACAACTGAACCAGTCTTAGCTACCGCTAGTGCTTCAGCCATTGATGTGACAACCTCGAACGACCAGTTAAAACCGAACAAACTGTTGAGTACCTGCGTAACGTAAGAGCCTGATACATAGTCCCAATTACCGCCACCTTTTGCTGGACGTGTTTTAATCTTGTCCTTTGGGGTCGCAGTAAAAAACTTTTGTATTTGAGCTTCTTCGAGTCCACTCTCTACTTTAAGTAACTTACTTATTTCTACTTCTCTAGCCATTTTGCATCCTTTCTTTTGATGTACTTCTATTGTACATGAGCAATTTTAATAATGCAAGTATAATTTTTAATGTGGTATAATAACGATAATCCCCTCGGTAGCATACTCCTTCATTGATGTATCCTTTCTTAGCCGAGGGGTGATCTTGTTATTTAAACAGTATATTCAATGGTGCTTCTGCACCAAAAACCTGTAATGCCGCACAGTCTCTTTGTATTGCGGCTTCTTCTATATCCCTAAATAATCCTATTCGCTGTGTTGCACCATCAATCTTAATATAAGCACACCACAAATTACGCCCCTTGATTTTAGAAACACCTCTAAATCCACTTGTATTATTAGATTGAATCTTACGATTAACTCCCTGCTCGGTCTTAGTAGACCACTTGCAGTTTTCTTTACTATAACCATGGCTGTTATCAATTCTATCAATTGTCTTACCGCTAGGACGTAACCCCATGTCTTTTACAAAATTTTCGTACCCATTAGCATTAGCCCACCTCTCACAAACTGTAATGCCTTTACTAACATAGTATTTAATATAGTTACTACTTTTTGTATTGGGATCACACCTTTTAACCATAGATCTCCACGAGTCGTAGGTATATCTGTCACCTACTATCTTTCTAGGCTTGGGGTCATCAAGTGTACCTCTTTTTCTAAGTCGTGAATAATGCTTAGAACAGTACCCCTTAGTTACATACTTATCACTACATCCTAGACTTTCACAGTGTAATCCTAGTTTCTTCATAGTTTTATTATACACTATTGACTTTTATTTAGCTTATGCTTACTATCTAAGTAGATTACGCACCTTTGGTTAAGCATAACCTCCCAAAAAACTCCACCTCACACATAAGTCTCTCTCAGGAAGAATTTGGACAGTAATCTAACAAATTCTAAACTTCTAAGAACCACCTGCTTTATCCAGCGATATGTTGCTCGATCAAAGACATGGTGGTTTTTAAGTACACTAAAACCCCTAGTCAAGAGGGTTATTTAATTATCTGATGTAAATGTTGCTTTCTTCTGGGCGTGAACCGTCACTTCGACCATGTTCTGCTATGTGCCTTGCGGACTTATAAACGTAATCTTCCCAATCTCTCAACTCCTTGCCAAACAAATCCTTTACGGCTTTAAGTTTGTGCGTTTCACAAGTTGCTTCAACTAGGGTCATAATTCTTCCGTAGAGGTTGCCTGACACGTTGTAATTGAATATTGGGTCTACAATCATGCCCTCTTTAGCTTGTCCATTCTCGCTTTCCTGTGCTGGCCTTACAACCGCTATTGGAAAATCTGGGGCTTCGCTAAGTTCCCCATCAATATCTAAAATTTTTGCTATTCTTTTCATACTAAACTCCTTCTAAACTAAACTTGACTAGGGATGTTAATGTGCGTTGATTTTATTGTAGCATAAGTGTATTATGGACTTAACTATTGGACTTTCTATCGTAAGAAGCTCCAATAGCCGTATAAAAGGTAACTAAGCGGATATATGGTTTACAAAAAGAAACCACCTCTTTCGAGATGGCTGGACTTTCTATCGTATGCTCTTATTATATCACAGTTATGTTTTATGCAAATACTTTTACAAAAATAGTTCTCAGTCTATATAAAACTGAATGGATAGTGGTGTATAGGTAAAATCCAGGCTCTGGCACAACACCCCCATCTACAACCTGGTGGTCTACCTGTACAGCACAATGATTGTAAGAGCCTACACTTGCTTTAAGGGTTATAGACCATAGGGGGGGTGTATGGCTTAAAAAAGGTGTATAATAAATACAGACACTTAACGTGTTGCACCTAACCGACACAGTTGTTTAGAGCTATCACCTAGTCACCTAAACAACACAACAATATTAAATTTGTTTATCTCTCTGTGTCGGTAACAAAACAACCATGACACCATGTCCCCCACTCAATCCTTGTAGGTGGGGTGTTTTAATTTATAGCCCTATGAGTTTCTAGCCAATCTAAAAAAGCATCTTCCATTTCTTGTTCAGTGATTAGCCCATCTTCTACAGCTTTGGATAGTTCATCAAACTTCTCTGCCTCTAGCATCATGTGGTGATCGTGGTTTAAGTATATCTGTCGTTCACTCATCTACGGCCTCCTGACAGGCTTGCTCTGCGGTGGCTACAACTAGCTTACTGAGTGCGGTGATTATATAGCAGTGAGGTTCTTCTCCCTGATATAATTCACCCTCAAAGCCACAATATCCTATACCCTCATCATCCATTCTTTCTAGTAGTTCTGCGTAGCCTGTGGTATGAGCCGAGATAAAGAAATACTCAGTATCTAAATCCACATACACGCCGTCCATCAAGTCGTTAGGGTAGCTAACAATGGTGGCATTCTCACGATTCAAATCAAATTCT